ATGCCGCGCAAGGCGAAGCCTATTGAAGTACCGAAGAGGCCGCCCCGTTCCCCCGAGGAGGCCGAGGATCGTCTAATCTCCCTGGCAACCACTAGGGCTGAGATGATGCTGGCCGAGGGCACGGCGCCTCCTTCGGTTGTGATTCACTATCTCAAACTCGGCACCAGTCGTGAGAAGCTCGAACAGGAGCGGCTCCGCTCCGAGAACAAAATGCTCAAGGCCAAAGCCGAAGCACTCGAGGCTTCCGCTAGAGGCGAAGAGGCGTATGCGGAGGTACTTAGAGCGTTCCGTGCTTATTCCGGCGGTGGTGTCGGTGAGGACGTACTCTGAACTGATCGAGTTTCCTGATTGGGACTCGAGACTGCGCTACTTGCAGACTTTCTCGGACCCATACGCACGCACATTCGGCGAGGAGCGTTACCTGAACCAGAGGTTTTATCACTCGCCGGAGTGGAAGAGGTCTCGAGACATTACAATAGCTCGAGACCTAGGCCGAGACTTGGGCATCGAGGGAATGGAGATCCAAGGGAAGCTCCTTGTTCACCATATGAATCCGATGAAACCCGAGGATCTAATAGAGTTCAACCCTGCAGTGCTCGATCCGGAGTACCTCATCACTGTATGCCACGATACACACAACGCCATACACTACGGCTTCGCTCGAGAGAGCGAGCTGATCGAACGTCGAGAGGGCGACACCAAGCTATGGTGAACAACTATCGAGACGAGCTCTTTCACTACGGCGTTCCGGGAATGAAGTGGGGTCGACGCAAGACCTATCAGAAGGTCGGTCAACAGACCATCGGCTCGAAGTCCACGGCGCAGATCATCGCCGACAAACGAGCTGCACTTCGCTCGGAAACCCAAGGTCGATTCGCCAAGGCATCCGTTTCGTACTTCGCCAAAATGGCCGGAGTCCAGCGAGGTGCCGCCAATGCGAAGAAGCAGCACGACGCCAAGGTCGAGCGAGAGCGGAAGAAGAAAGAACGGGAGCGGATCCGTGCCGAGAAGGCCGCCGCTCGAGAAGCAAGAAAGGCGGCACGAGGCAAGTGACCCGTTACAAGGACGAGTTGTTTCACTACAGCACGAAGCCTTCCGTTGCGCAGCCCCTTCGCAAGAAGAAGCGCGTTTCGGAGGAAGCGGACACTCAGGCCGACGAGAAGGCATCCAAGAAGAAACTTTCCCGTCGTCAGATGCTTCTCCAGGCTCTCCAGAAGAACCCGACGAAGATCGGGACTGATGCGGATGAGCCCGAGGAGGACGAAGAAGATGATGATGATGCGTCGGAGCAGGACCTCTCGGCCAAGTCCAAGCGCAAGAAGCTCGCTTCCAGGAGCGTGAAGGGCAAGCCGCGCTTCCCCCTCAAGAAGGCTTCGCGCTGATGGCTGACGGGTCGATTCTCCAGACCGTCAAGAAGATGCTCGGACTCGAGGCAACGTATACGGCGTTCGACGACGAGCTCATCTCGCACATCAATTCGGCGATCTTCGAGTCGGCTCAGCTCGGCCTGCCTCGTTTTTACATCACCGGGCCGGCCTCTACGTGGGGTGAATGGCTTGGCGAGGACGAGTTCAAAATCGAGGCGGTGAAGTCGCTGATCTACGCACGCGTTCGACTTGACTTCGATCCGCCGAACAATTCGTACGTCACAGAGGCGTTTCAAAAACGGATCACCGAATTGCAGTGGCGTATCAACCAGGAGAAAGAATTCTCATGAGCAGCTCCATCTCTCGCCCCGAGGATGTCCTTGCGCATCACGGCGTCAAGGGCATGAAATGGGGTATTCGCCGTTCTCGCAAGATCGGAGACTCGAGCCAGACAGGCCCGAAGAAGCAGGAGGCGCGCAAGGCGTCATCTCTGTCCGACGCAGAGCTTCAGCGTCTAGTTAACCGTGCCAACCTAGAGCGCCAGTACAATCAGGCGTACGGTCCTAAGCCCTCTCAACGCAGTCGCCTCAAGAAGCAGCTCGCCTCGCTTCCGGGCGACATCGCTGTGAGCGCCATCCGCAACGTCGGCACGAAGTACGCCACCAATTATCTCGACAGTGCCGTATCCGCAGGAGCCAAGGCTTCCAAGAAGCGTAAGAAGCGGAGCTGAGCTTCTAGATGCTCAGTAATACCGCAACCCCGCGTTATTATTCTGAGTTCCGTGCGCGAGTACTGTCGGGCGAGATCCCGGTATGCCACGAAATCGAACTGGAGATGAATCGGATCGATGACCGTGTTCGTAATCCTAGTTTCTACTATGACGATCTTGCGGTCGAGGGTTTCATCCGCTTCTGCGAATCGGAGATGACTCTCACTGACGGTCAGGATCTGGTCCTTCTGGACTCGTTCAAACTATGGGCCGAGGAGATCTTCGGATGGTGGTATTTCATCGAGCGCTCGGTCTTCGTCCAGAACGAGAACGGCCGCGGAGGACATTTCGAGAAACGCAAAGTCAAACAGCGCCTCATAAACAAGCAATACATCATCGTTGCTCGAGGCGGAGCCAAGTCTCTGTACGAGACGCTGCTGCAAGCGTATTTTCTCACAATCGATACCACCACGACCACACAGATCACTACCGCCCCGACCATGAAACAGGCCGAGGAGGTCATGCAGCCTCTTCGAACAGCCATGACTCGGAGCAAGGGTCCGCTATTCTCGTTCCTGACAGACGGTGAGATTCGAAACACCTCGGGCTCCAAAGCCGATCGTCAGAAGCTCTGTTCCACCAAGAAGGGAATTCAGAACTTCATGACGAACAGCCTCGTCGAGGTTCGTCCTATGTCCATCGACAAACTGCAGGGGCTCCGTCCCAAGCTTTGCACGGTGGATGAATGGCTCTCCGGCGATATTCGAGAGGATGTCGTCGGCGCTCTCGAGCAGGGAGCATCCAAGGTCAATGACTGGCTTATTGTGGCCGTCTCTTCCGAGGGCACGGTCCGAAACGCCAGCGGTGACGACATCAAGATGGAGCTACTCAAAATCCTTAAGGGCGAATACCGGGACGAGCACACGTCCATATTCTACTACCGCCTTGACGACGTCAAAGAGGTCGGAAATCCGGACACTTGGCAGAAGGCCCAGCCGAACCTCGGCATGACCGTTACCTATGACACATATGCTCGAGACGTTGAGCGCGCCGAGAACGTTCCTTCGGTCAGGAACGATATCCTGGCTAAGAGGTTCGGTCTCCCCATGGAGGGATACACGTACTTCTTCACCTACGACGAGACGATTCCGCATAGGAAGCAGGATTTCTGGCAGCTGCCTTGCGCTATGGGCTGCGACCTATCCCGAGGCGACGACTTCACGGCGTTCACGTTCCTGTTCCCCCTCAGCGGGGATCGCTTCGGCGTGAAGACGCGGTGCTACGTTTCCGAGAAATCCGTCTTGATGCTCCCCGCATCACTGCGAAGCAAGTATCAGGAATTCCTCGACGAGGGCTCCCTGCAAGTCATGGACGGGACTGTTCTTGACATGATGGAAGTCTACGAGGATCTTGATCGCTATATTCTCGACCAGAATTACGACGTTCGAGCAATGGGGTTCGACCCGTACAACGCTCGAGCGTTCGTTGAGCGCTGGACTCGAGAGAACGGCGAATACGGGGTCGAGAAAGTCGTCCAGGGGGCCAAAACCGAATCCGTGCCTCTCGGGGAGATAAAGAACATGGCGTTCAATCGCCTGCTTCTATTCGATCAGGCGATCATGCAGTTCACAATGGGTAATTGCATCGCCCTGGAGGATACCAACGGCAACCGCAAGCTTTACAAGGATCGCAGAGAGCAGAAGATCGACTCCGTGTCGGCACTACTCGACGCTTGGGTTGCGTACAAAGTCCACCGAGAGATATTCGACTGAAAGGAGGCCGGCGGTGTCATTCGCGTCCAGGCTCAAGCACGCCTACAACGCGTTCACGAATCAGGACAGATCACCGGACTGGAATCTGGGTACTTCCTACGCCAGTCGACCCGATCTCCCTCTCAGCGTGTACAACATGGACTCGTCCATTGTCAACACGCTTTACAACATCATCTCGATCGACGTGGCGGCTACTCCGATACGGCATATTCAGCTGGGCGAGAATGGCCGCTTCGAGTTCGAGCGAGCGTCTTCTCTCAACGACTGCCTTGAGTTCGCTCCGAACAAGGACCAGAGCGGGCGAGCATTCGTTCAGGATATCGTCCATACGTGCTTCGAGTACGGCGCAGCGGCCGTGGTGCCTGTCGACACGGATCTGAACCCGAGGGAATCGAACACCTTCGAGATCAAGTCCATGCGTGTCGGCTACGTGACGCAGTGGTATCCATACCATGTCAAGGTACGGCTTTACAACGATCGAAAAGGCGAGCGCGAAGAACTGATTCTCCCGAAGAGGACTGTGGCCATCATTCAGAACCCGTTCTACGAGGTGATGAATAAGCCCAATTCCACTCTTCAGCGCCTGGCGCAGAAGCTCACTCTTCTGGACGTCGCGGACAAGAGGGCGTACTCGGGCAAGCTAGATATTATCATACAGCTGCCCTACACCATCAAGTCCGAGGGTCTCCAGAAGCGAGCCGACGCCAGACTGAACCAGATTTCAGATCAACTCACCAAGTCGACGTATGGAATCGCATACGCTGACGGTACGGAGAAGATAACGCAGCTCAACCGTCCGGCCGAGAGCAATCTTCTGGCCCAGATCCAGTATCTGACCAAGGAGCTCTACGCTCGACTCGGCGTCACCGAGAACGTCTTCAACGGCACGGCCAAGGAAGAGGAACTCGCGCAGTACTGGAACCGAACGGTCGAACCGATGCTCGATGCAATCTCGATCGCGTTCACCCAGACGTTCCTCACCAAGACCGCCAGGACACAGGGACAGCGAGTCAAGTACTTGAAGGATCCATTCCGGCAGGTACCGCCGTCCAAGATGATCTCGGCGCTCGACACACTCCTTCGAGACGAGGTCATCTCGTCCAACGAAGGCCGTTCGTACCTGTCCCTTCCGCCCGCTCCCGACGATGGCGCGGACGCCCTGCAGAATGCGAACATCAACCCGTCCGCCAGCACGGCGCTGGACGCATTGCCGTCTCAGGCCCAGCCGGCCCAGGACGAGTACGACACTGAACCTACGGACGGAGGTCAAAATGGCGTATGACTTCAGCGGGTACGCCACAAAGAACGACCTGACCTGCTCAGACGGTCGGATCATTCGCCGCGACGCCTTCCGTGACAACGACGGAGCCACCGTCCCGCTTGTGTGGCAGCACGGTCACAGCGACCCTGCGAACGTCATTGGACACGCGAAGCTCGAGAATCGCAAGGACGGCGTGTACGCCTACTGCTCCTTCAACAAGACTGATGCGGCTGAGACTAGTCGCGAGCTGGTCAAGAACGGAGACGTGGACTCGCTGTCGATCTATGCCAACCGCCTGTCCCACTCCGGACCTAGCGTGACGCATGGAAACATCGTTGAGGTCTCGCTCGTGCTTTCGGGTGCGAACCCAGGGGCGCTCATCGACAACGTGGCCATTCAGCACTCCGACGGATCCTACGAGGACGCCGAGGATGAGGCCATCATCTACACCGGCACTATCCTCTCGCACTCGGACGAAGAGCTCGAGGACGAAGAGGATACCGAAGAGGAAGAGGAAGAGGAGGCCGACGTGGCCGACGAGGAGTTCGATGTCAACGAGTTCGTTGACTCACTCACCGACGAGCAGGTTGACACTCTGTACGATTTCATCCAGTCCCTCCAGGACGAGGATGATGACAACGACAACGACGAGGCCGAGCACGGTTTCGGCAAGGAGGATGTTCTGGTGCACTCCAACATCTTTGAGGGTTCGGACGAGCCGGTATACGGCGAGGTTCTGTCCCACTCCCAGATTCAGGAGATCTTCGAGGACGCGGCCCGCCCTGGCATGACACTCAAGACTTCGTTCTTGGCTCACGCTCAGGACTACGGCATCAAGGAGCCGGAGAAGCTGTTTCCCGACGCCACGCTGGTGGACAAGGAGCCCCAGCGTGTCATGCGCGAGAACAGCTGGGTCTCCAAGGTTCTCAACGGCTGCAAGCACACGCCGTTCTCCAGGGTCAAGACCCAGTGGTCAGACCTCACCCCTGACGCTCTGCGCGCCAAGGGCTACGTGAAGGCCAGCCGTAAGAAGGACGTCGTCTACGAGGTGGCCAACCGTACTACCACCCCGACCACGATCTACAACAAGACTCGTATGGACCGCGACGACATTCTGGACATCACGTCCTTCGATGTTGTCGCCTGGATGAAGCAGAACCTGCGTCTCGCTCTTGACGAGGAGCTGGCTCGCGCTATCCTGATCGGTGACGGGCGCGACGTGTCCTCCCCGGACAAGGTCAAGGAGGCCAACATCCGTCCGATCTGGAAGGACGACGAGCTCTTCGCTCACAAGGTTACTCTCGATGCCGCTGCGGATCAGTACGCCGTCATCGACGCCGTTCGCCGTGCCAGGAAGAACTACAAGGGTTCCGGATCCCCGGTCCTCTACACCACCAACGAGTTCGTCTGCAACCTGCTCGAGCTCCGCGACAAGAACAACCGGTACGTCTTCCAGACCCCGCAGAACATCGCCACCAGCCTGAACGTCTCCGACCTTGTCGAGGTCGAGGTCATGGAGGGCGCCGAGCGTGACGAGGGTGGCAAGCGTAAGCTGCTCGGCATCATTGTTAACCTGGCCGACTACACGCTGGGTGCTGACAAGGGCGGCGAGGTCAACTTCTTCGACGACTTCGACCTGGACCTGAACCAGCGGAAGTATCTGCTGGAGACTCGCTGCTCCGGTGCACTGACCAAGTACAAGAGCGCTCTGGTCATCGAGCAGAAGACGGCCTGATTCGTCAAAATGGCTAAGTTCTTCGGAAAGATCGGTTACGGCGAGTCCGTACAGGTCAAGCCTGGGGTTTGGCAGGACAAGATCACCGAGAGATCGTACTACGGCGACGTCACGCGAATGATGAAGCAGTATGTCTCGACCGACAAGGTGATTCCGGATCTCCGCACGAACAATCAGATACGCATTCTCGCGGACGCGTTCGCTCTGGAGAACTTCTCGGCCATCAAGTACGTGGAATGGATGGGGGCGCGCTGGTCCGTCAGCAATGTCGAGGTCGCACGCCCCCGTCTAGTCCTCGACCTCGGAGGGGTATACAATGGGCCGACTGCAACTCCATGAGTCTTTGGTTGGGGCCCTTGGCTCGGACCATGTGTACTACCAGCCACCGGAATCGGTCAAACTCGTCTACCCATGCATCGTCTATCAGCGCAACAACGCTTCCCCGTATTACGCCGATAACGTGCTGTGGTGGAACTTGATCGGGTATCAGGTCACGGTCATCGATCGCGATCCTGATAGTGTCGTAAACGACAAGGTGGCCGCAATACCGACGGCTCGATTCAGCCGCTTCTTCGCGACTGAGGGCCTCAACCACAATGTGTTCACCATCTACGCTTAGGAGGATGCAGCATGGCTGCTCTCACCTGGGACCAGGATGGCGCTCGCGTCTACGAGACCGGTGTTGACCACGGCGCTCTGTACGTCGTGGACGCTAGCACTGGCAAGTACGGCAAGGGCGTGGCCTGGAACGGTCTCACTAAGGTCACCGAGACCCCGTCAGGCGCCGACATCTCCGATGTCTACGCGGACAACATCAAATACCTCTCCCTCCAGGCCGCTGAGACCTTCGAGGGGACCATCGAGGCTTACACGTTCCCCGACGATTTCATGGCCTGTGATGGCACCGAGGCCGCCGAGGCCGGAGTCTACCTCGGCCAGCAGGCTCGTGCGAAGTTCGGTATCGCCTACCGGACCGTCAAGGGCAATGACACCAAGGGCAACGCGTTCGGCGAGAAGATCCACGTTCTCTACGGTCTGACCGCCCAGCCTTCAGAGCGCGCTTACAGCACGATCAACGATTCTCCTGAGGCCATCAGCTTCTCCTGGAGCGTCAAGTCGACTCCTGCCGCGGTCACGGGTCACAAGCCTGTTTCCGTGATCACGCTCGACAGCACCGTGCTCACCACCGCGAAGTACAAGGCCGCCACGGAGACGCTGTTCGGCAAGTCCGACGCCGATCCGAAGCTCCCCACACCCGACGAGCTCATCACCATCATCAAGTCCGCGGCCTGAGATACGCCTGCGCCCTCGGTCGATCACCAAATCCCGAGGGCGCAGTGCCTAGATAGGAACACACATGCTTACACTTCATATCCACGGGGAGGAGAAGTACGATGATGTACGCAATCTCTTCATTCCGGGAATAGTTACTGAGCTGAAGCTCGAACATAGTCTTCTGTCTCTGTCAAAATGGGAATCGATCTGGAAAGTGCCGTTCCTCGGTAATCGGGAGCGCACCGCCGAGCAGTCGCTCAGTTATATTGAGTGCATGACAATCGGAAGGGTCAACCCTCTGGCGTACTCCCATCTCACACCTGAACACGCCCAGAGGGTTGCCGACTACATCAACGATCCGATGACAGCGACGACATTTCGAGATCACGGTCCGGGATCACGAGAGATCATCACTTCGGAACTGATCTACTACTGGATGGCCACTTTTTCCATTCCGTTCGAATGCGAGAAGTGGCACCTGAACCGCCTCATGACTCTGATCCGTGTCTGCGGCGAGAAGAACAAGGATCCCAAGAAGATGAGCCGGGCCGAGATAGCTCGTCAGAACCGTTCGCTTAATGCGGCCCGTAGAGCGAAGATGGGAAGCAAGGGATGATCACAGGAACCATCTCCGGGAAGTCCAACCCGGGGTCCACCGTCGTTGTGGACGTGGTTAACGGGTCCTCTACCTCTCTCACCACGATCGATGGAAACATCAATATCCAGGCCGTGGGATTTGAGGGCGCTTACACCCGAATCTACGTCTACTACACGGACAACACGAGCTCGAAGTACACCGGAACCCTCAGCGAGAAGCGACCGATTTCGTTCAACGCGACCAAGAACACCGGAGGCGGCGGCAACGGTAATGTCCTCATCCTGCCGGTCGGTGGAGAGGTTCCGTCGGGGACGCCGTCGAACACGGTGATCGTGCGTAGGACCGTCTGATGGCCATGCGAATCCGCGGATCCGTCAAAAGCTCGGATCCGACGAAACCGCTCAGCTATATGGGGGCATTCAAATCCGGCGACTGGGGCCTCCTCGTCGTGGCCGGGCAGTTCGGAACGCAGGGGGATGCCACTCCTGCCGGCTGGACCGGCATTTATGACTCGGACAAGAAGGGCGAGAACTGGATTCGCTCAACCACAGTGGCTGTGCACAAGGCCCAGTGGGGTACCGAATTCCGAAACATCAACTGGGGGTCCAAGAACGCCGACTACAAAGGACGCCAGTGCGCGTATCTCGTCGTGATCGATGGGTCCACCATCGACGATATGAAGCTCGAGGCTATTCACAGTACTGAGAACTCACAGCTCATAAGCGACGTTCCATGCTTCGGCATCATGACGATGCACGCCACGGCTGCCGAGGACGTCGTTGCTTTCCCAAGCACTACGACCATCATCACGGATGGCGCTTGGGGTAAGAAGACCGACGCAAGCTGGAGCTCGATCGCGGTCAACTACGCCACGGCTCCTTTCACTGCGCCGTCTGGCGGAACCGTCGCTAAGAGTCGCACATTCGTCAAGGTTACGGAGCATGCCGAACAGACGAGCGAAGACCCGACGATGGCTAACGGTACGCGAGTGGAATACTTCGTCTGGTCCGGTACAGAGGCGATCTCGTGCGTCAGCATGAAGGCGATTCCTTATGGCTCTCGTTCTGTCGAGGAGATGCTCAAGACCCCGAAGTTCTTCGTAGCCCATCGAGGCGGATCCGCGTCCTGGCCGGAGCACACTGAACGCGCGTATTCGCAGTGCCCGATCTTCAAGTTCCATGGGCTCGAGATGAGTTGCGGACAGTCGAGCGACGGAGTGTGGTTCGGATGCCACGACCAGTCGCTTTCGCGTCTTGTTCCAGCGCTCACCAAGCCTGTGGACCAGTACACATGGGGCGAGATCAAAACCGCTGCTTCTCGGACCGAGAACATGCCCGCCAGACTCGACTGGCTGATCGAGCACTACATCGACAGCCACGTTCTCGTGGTCGACCCGAAGTACAAGACCGGAAAGTGGGAAGAATTCCTGTCGGTCTTCAAGGGCCTGGAGAACAAGATCATCTTCAAGTCGTACGGTGACACGCAGTGGGCGTTCGACCCTATTCGCGCCAAAGGCGTGAAGACGTGGGGTTATGCTTACGCCGGCGACAAGGACAAACCCTGGTACGCGAACTGGGCAGCGGGGAAGACCTGTGACGTTCTCAGCATGGAGTACACCGCTCCGCAGGACATCTGGACCGCGCTCAAAGCATCGGGTAAACCACTGGTCTCGCACATTCCTTCTGTTCCCGAATCCGTCAAAATGGGTTGGGACAAGGGGGCAGACGGTACGATCTGCTCGAACCCAAAGGCGTGCATGCCCACGTGCGCGTGAGAGGAGGATGGATTGACTGTAGCTTCGTACGCTGCTAGCTGTGCTAGATACTATGCTGACGACGCGAACATCGGATACAGCCAGCCCGAACGATGGACCTTCTACGACCAGTCCGACTGGGACGGCTGGTTCCATGGAATCGCGGCCAACGCGGATTGCTCGGCGCTTGTCGCGGGATGCTACAACCTGGCTGCCCACCACGAGTGGGGCGAGCCTTTCACCGCGGGATACTTCCCGAAGTCGACCTGGACTGGATCCCTTCGTGAGGAGTGCGCTCAGCGCAACTTCGCGGATATTTCAGACTCGTGGAACGGTAACGAGCCTGACGGCGGTTTCGAGGTTGGCGACATCGTCCTGAGCGAGGCTGCTTCCGGAGGCCGTGGGCACGTGGCTATCGTGACCCAGACCGGCCCGACGGTCCTCGCCGAGGCCTGGATTGCGGAAGACGGTTCCATCGACGGTTACGCTGGTGACCAGACTGGTGGTGAGGTTCGCACGATCCTCTACAACGACCACCCGTATACCAACGGAGACGCCTGGACCCACTGCCTTCGTCGCAGAGACAATCACGTCTCCGTGGATGACGGTACAAGTTCTGCAAGATCCAGCTCTTCGTCCTCGAGCGGTTCCAGTCCTTCAGCCACGAGTATCCAGGATGCAGTACTGCAGGCCGCCGACAATGTCGGTTGCCCGTGGTGGGCCGCCCTCGCCTGCTTGTGGATGGAGACCGGTTTCGAAGGGGCGAACATCTACGGTAACGACGCCGGTGGCGCCTGTTCCGGATGGGGCGAGGTCACGAAGGAGAACTTCGAGAACGACTTCTGGCCCGTAGTTTCGAACTGGGGGACATCCAACGGTGTCGGGCCTCTGCAGGTGACTTACAACGGCTACTTCATTCAGGATCCGAACCGTGCTTGGTGGGATCCGGAGAAGAGCGCGGAAGTCGGTTGCGCAATTCTGCGCGATCTGATCGCTTACGAAGGTGATTCATACGAGGACCTTCGTCGAGTCGGGTCTCGTTACAACAGCGGAAACGCTTCGGGTGCTTACGACTCCTACGGCGTTCCGTTCTCGCAGCACTGTGAATGGTGGTACAATCACGGCCGTCCTTCAGGCGGCGGAGAGGAGACATGGATGAGTGAGGGTGTCGACATTCTCAAGGAGATGAACGCTCGCCTGATCGAGATCTCGGACCAGACCGGTTCGGGCATCGCGGGTCGTCGTTTCGACGGTCCCCTGGTCGGCTGGTTCAAGACCGTGAGCGGCCAGCTCGCAACCCTGAATGAGAAGGTCGACGCGCTGTCGGCCAAGCTCGACCAGAAGTGATCTGAGGAGGTCCGGCCATGCCTACGGGCAAGTTCAGCGGGCGTTTTCCCGCATGGTCCGTCGTTCAGGTGGACTGTCTCGACGGCGACACCTTCGTCAAGTTCGTGGACGGCACCGGGCGTCTGACCGGTCAGGTCGATTACCGCGAGAAGCTCGAAGCTCGCGTTTGGTGTCACGTCGGCATGGCTGAGGCCTATCGTCTCGTTGCGCTCGACGCGTCCAGGGTCACGGACGTGTCTCTGGATGTGCCGGGCGCCAACGGAGGCGACACGAAAGAGCTCGAGCGACAGATAGACCTACTGGCCCAGGACGTTTCGCCGTTCGTCAAGGGGCACAGGTACTACAGCCCGGTCACCTACTTCTGGCCGGACTACTACAACGGCGCGACGTCAAAATGGAATAGAACTCTCGGATACGGCTCGTCCCTCGGCGTTGTCATCATGAACCGGAACAGCGGAGACTGGGAAACGTTCGACGCCGACTTCCAGAAGCAGGCGGCTAGAGCGCTTTCCGCTGGAGCCAAGCGCTGCGTCTTCTATGTCAAGACCCAATACGGTGTTGCCGAGCTTCCGAAAGACGACCCTGCTCGCGCAGGAGTACCTGACGTTGATAAGTACACCCAGGACTACATCCTCCAGCAGATCTCCTGGGCGAAGAAGAACTACCCGAACGAATGCCAGGGGGTCTTCCTCGATGAGGTGGTCAACGGCTGGGGTGCACAGGCGCCCAGACTCGACTGGTACAGGCGGCTGTTCAAGAAAATTCGCGATCTTTACGGCAAGCAGTTCCTAATCGTCATCAACACCGGTTCGAACATCGCTGATGACTTCGTCAGCGCGGATTTCGACATCTGCATGTGCTTCGAGGAGACGGCCGAGACCTACCTCAAGAACGATGCGGCGAAGCCGGTCATGACCGACCGGATGATGCAGGAGCCGGCCACTCGCTGGTGGCACGTTATCCACGACGTCACCAAGGACAACTACCAGAAGGTCGTGAACCAGGCGGCGTCTCTCGACGTGGCGCACCTGTACATCACCGACGGTAAGCTCGTCAAGGGAGAGGGCGGTCAGTGGAAGCCCGAGGTGAACCCATATCAGAACCCCCCGAGTGAATGGCTCATGCCTCTCACTATCGCGTGGGTCAACGGCTACCTCGACATCCTTAATCGGGTCATAGCTCTGGAGGCCAAGCAGAAGTGAGCGTCTCGCTCTCGCTCGACGGCAAGTTCGTCAAGACCGAGGCGTGGCTCACCAAGCTCAAAGAGCAGGAGTACCTTGACGTACTCAAGGACTGCGGTCAACGGGGTGTGGACGCATTGAGCGATGCCACCCCCGTTGATACGGGCCTCACCTCGCAATCCTGGACCTATAATATCGAAAAAGGGTCCGGTTCCGGCCGTATCGTGTGGTCGAACACTCACGTCGTCGACGGTGTCAATATCGCCGTGATTCTCCAGTACGGACATGGCACCGGAACAGGCGGCTATGTCCAGGGCAGGGATTATATTAATCCGGCCATGAAACCCATATTCGACGAGATCGAGCAGAGAGTGCTCAAGGTGGTGAATTCCGTATGAGTACCATTGAAGACAAAGTCGTATCCCTCAAGTTCGACAATAAGCAGTTCCAGTCAGGAGTTGCGGAGTCTCTCCAGTCCGTTGAGAAACTCAACACGGGCTTGAAAATGGAGGGCGCCACCCAGGGACTCGACAACGTCGCGAATTCTGCAAGGCGTCTGACATTCGGCGAGGCCATCAGCGGTGCCGGGAACCTGATCTCGAATATGAGCGTTCTCGGAGTATCCGGCATCGCAGCACTGGGAGGCATTGCGTCGAAAGCCGTCTCCGTCGGCGCGGACTTGATCAAGTCCCTCTCGATCGAACCGGCGCTCGACGGTTTTCAAGAGTATGAGATGCAGCTCAACTCGGTTCAGACGATTCTCGCCAACACGGCGAGCAAGGGTGAGGACATCAACAGTGTCAACGCCGCCTTGGACGAGTTGAACACGTACGCGGACCAGACCATCTACAACTTCTCCGAGATGACTCGGAATATCGGTACCTTCACGGCAGCCGGTGTCGGTCTTAAGGACTCGGTGTCCGCCATTAAGGGTCTGAGCAACCTTGCGGCCGCTTCCGGCTCAACCAGCGCCCAGGCGTCAACGGCCATGTATCAGCTCTCGCAGGCTATCGCTACCGGTACGGTTCGACTTATGGACTGGAACTCGGTGGTCAACGCCGGAATGGGCGGTGAGCAGTTCCAAGAAGCCTTGAAGCGCACTGCTCGCATTCACGGCGAGGCAGTGGACGAAGCCATTGCCAAAGAGGGGTCCTTCCGTGACTCCTTGCAGGACGGATGGCTCACATCCGAGGTCATGCTCGAGACCTTGAGTCTTATGACCGGCGACTACTCTGAGGAAGCCATCCGCGCGATGGGCTATACCGAGGAGGAGACCCAGGCGATCATGGAGTTCGCGGAGACCGCCAAAGGTGCCGCAACTCACATCAAGACTTTCTCGCAGCTTGTCGGAACGGTTAAAGAGGAACTGGGCTCCGGGTGGGCCACAACTTGGCGAATCGTTCTCGGCGACTTCGAGGAAGCCGAGCAGCTTTGGACCAGTATCGGAAACGTCATCACGTCCAAGATCTCCGATATTTCCAGCGCCAGGAACAAGATGCTCCTGGAGTGGAAGGAACTCGGCGGTCGAGATGAGCTTCTGCGTGGTCTGAAGAACTCCTTCGAGGCACTGATCAAGCCCATTCAGGCTATCGGCAACGCCTTCGGGAGAGTGTTCTCCGGACCGTCGGCTCAGGGACTCTACAACGTCACGAAAGCCTTTGCGGACTTCACGGCCACGCTGGTTATGAATGATCGGACGATGGAGGTCATCACCTCTGCGTTCGAGGCTCTGTTCAGCGCCGCAAAGCTGGGTCTTGATATATTCGTCGACCTGGCGAAGATCGTCGGCTCAGTCCTCTTCGGGGCGTTCCACATCCTCACGACCGTTCTCGGTATAGCGATCAGGTCTACCGGGGGTCTTGTCGGAGTCATTCGTGACGCTGTTAACTGGGTGCGAAACTGGTACGAGTCTCTCAATCTGTCCGAGCGCGTGATCACGGCGATCACCAGTGCCTCGAACAAGATGGCGGACGCCATGGCTCGCACGGTTACTTGGACTAGACAGCTCGTCGCCGGATTCAAACAGGGTTTCACTTCGGAATACGCCTCCACATGGGACCGTCTCACGGACGCCGTCGAGCGACTGTGGAAGGCGATGAAGATCGCGGGCACTGTCATTAAAGACGTGATCCTGGAGCCTTTCAGGCAGCTCAAGAACGACAGTGGTCCTGTTGGCGACGCGGTGAACGCCGTTGGAACAGCTGTGGGCGCCGCCGGAACCGCCGCGGAAAAGGCGGGCGGATGGTTCGTACAGCTCAAGGACAAGATCGTCGCGTTCTTCCGTGGAGCGGACGAGAATTCCGAGGGATGGGGCAAGTCGTTCGCCGACAAACTCATTCCTTTGACTGACCAGCTCATCGACAAGATCGATCATCTCTCCGACCGCACCATGGTGTGGGGCAACACGATTGCGAACTGGGTCTCGCCGCGCGCTCAGGCATTGGCCAAGCACGTCGACGAGCTCAGGTCAAAATGGAGTGAATTCAAAGAAAGTCTCGGGGACGTCGACTTCTCCTGGACGGACAAGCTGAAGTCTGCAGTCGCTGCAGTGGGGTCCGGGATCGGCAACGTGTTCTCCGGCATGAAGTCAGGAAACATCGACTGGTCTCCGTTCACCAAAGCGTGGGATGATCTTAAAGAAATCGTCTCGCATTACACTGAGCGGGTGAGAGGCGCCATTTCGGTGACGTCTCAATTCGTCAAGAATCTGGATCTGGGAAGTAAAGTCTCCTCAGGGTGGTCGAACTTCCTTGATCTGCTGAAGAACATCATCGGGTTCCTATCCAAGCTCGGGGAGTTCGCGGTATTCGTCGGCGGTAAGATCAAGAATGCGCTCGAACCGATCTTCGGCGGAATTCTCAACCAGTTCAAGAACGGCGATTGGCAGGGGCTGTTCGACAACCTTGTCAAGGGCGGTGCTCTGGCCACATTCGTCGTTCTGGCCAAGAAGGTGACAGACACCCTCAAGGCGATGAAAGAGACGTTCGAGGGCTGGGCCGGGATCGGCGACAGCGTTAAGGGCGTCATTGACGGATACGCCGAAAGCATGGAAGCGGCCACTGGTAAGGTGAAGGCGGAAACGCTTCTCATCTACGCGGCGGCTATCGGTGTCCTGGCGGCATCCTTGTGGATCCTGGCTCAGGTTCCCGCGGAAAGCGTCATGGCCTCCGGAATCGCCATCGGAGTGGCGTTCACGGCCATCACCAAGGCCATGGAGAAGATGAACGACTCCATGAGCGCCGTCTCATCGGGAAAGATGATCGTTCAGGCAGCGGGCTTGATTCTTGTCTGCACGAGCATCATCATCCTCGGACACGCCATGCAGAACGTTGCTTCTCTCGGCTGGGGCGGAATCATGAAAGGCCTCGTCGGGGTCGGAGCGGCTATCGGCATGCTGGTTGTACTGGCGAACACTATGGGGTCTCCGCGTCAGCAGACGAAGTTCATCTCGTTCGGACTGGCGATGAACCTCATGGCCGCGGCGACGCTCGTCATGACCAAGGTCGTCAAGAATCTTGGGGAGATGGACACCGGGAGCCTCATTCAGGGTGAACTGGCTCTGGCGGCGCTGCTCGTCATCGTCGGAATCTACGCCGAGATCTCGAACAAGAAGGTCAGCATCGGTTCTGCTTTGGCGTTCCTGGCCATTGCCTACGTCTTGAAGCAATTGAGTGGTATTATTTCGGAATTCGCGTCAATGCCGTGGTCCGACTACCTCAAAGGCGTTGTTATGATGGGGCTGGTGCTCGCCGGACTCATCGTTGCAATGAACTTCAGCGACTCCAACATCACCGGTGCAGCCACGTTGATGATCGCAGTCCTGGCCGTCAAATTGGCGGCTTCTGAGATAGCCAACATCGCCTCCATGGACTGGGGGACATATCTCAAGGGTGTCACCATGATGGGACTGGTGCTCGCAGCTTTGGTTATCGCCACCACTCTTGCGGACGGTGGGATCCTTGGAGCTGCAGGCATTATCCTGACGGCCCTGGCCATCCAGATCCTGGTCCCAGCACTCCAAGCACTGGCCGACATGTCATGGGGCGAGTTGCTCGAAGGGCTCACGGGTCTAGGTCTGGCTTTGGCTGTTGTGGTCGTCGCGGGGTACGCAGCGACTGGTGCAGCCATCGGTCTCCTGGCTCTAGGCGTGGCTATCGGGCTTATCGGTGCAGGCGTCGGTCTGGCGGCCATCGGTCTAGCAGCGTTCATCGAGGCGCTCACGGGGCTCTTGTCCCTCGGTGGTCAGAGTGTCGAACTATTCCTGCAACTGTGTCAGGGCCTGATCGACATGCTGCCCTCGCTCGGCACAAACGCCGCGCAAGCGCTGATCAACTTCTGCCAGGTCTTGGTCGACAATCAGCAGACGGTCGTCGACACGATCACTTTGCTGATGACGGCGATCGCTCAGGCGGCCATTAACTCGGCCCCGACCATCGTCGAGGCGTTCGGGGTCATCACTATGGCTATCCTCAACAAGTTCGTTGAGCTAACGCCGCAGGTGACGCAGGCCGCATTCGATATGATCATCGGGTTCATCGACACCTGCACGGCGAACATGCCGACACTGGTATCCTCGGGAGCCAACCTGATTCTGTCCTTCTTGCAAGGGTTGAACGACTGGATTCCGACGATCGCGGATGCTGCCACGACAGCTATTGTGACCTTCATCACGGCTATCGGCGACAACTCACCAAGGGTGGTCAACGCCGCGTTCGATACCGCGATCAAGTTCATCAACGGTCTTGCGGACTCCATTCGCAATAACAAAGATCGTTTGTACGACGCGTGTGGGAACCTAGTGGATGCCATCAAAGGCTTCATCATGGAAGGCATCGAACGAATCAAGAGTCGCATCAAGTCGAAAGCCGGGGAACTGGGCAGTCACCTGGTTGACGGCATCAAGAACGCCATTCGAAACGGAATTTCAGGAGTCGTCAACCAGATCAGGGACTTGGCCAACCGGGCCATCGCCAAGGCGAAAGACTTCTTCGGAATTCACTCGCCTTCCAGGGTCTTCTACGAGATCGGTCAGTACAATATTCAGGGTCTGGCCAACGGTCTCAGGGACTCCGGTGAGGCGATCGGTGCTATTTCTGACCTGAGTGACACATTGACCGGGTCGATGAAAGCCGCTATGGACGGTCTCGACTACTCGAGTTACCTCGATGAGTCGACCTTGAGCCCCGAGATCAAACCGGTGATGAACCTGGATAACATCACTGAGGGTGTTGACCAGATGCAGCAGCTCCTGAATCAGGACAGCCTCGTGGCTCCGGTAACGGCGCAAATGGCTTCGCAGGCGGCCGCACAGCCTGCCGTCACGGCCCAGCCTCAGCCTCAGGCTACAGACGATAGGCCGTTCGGAGACGCGCAGTCGGTCGTGTTCAACCAGTACAACACGTCTCCTCGAGAGCTGTCGACAGCAGAAATATATCGGCAGACGCACAACCAACTGAGTCAGGTAAGGGAGGCCATGTATCAGCTATGATCCGCACCATCGTCCTCACCAATCCCGGTGGCGAGACGTTGGCGCTTGATCTCTTCGAGCCGTGGAATACCGGGATCGCCGTCAAGAATGTCGACGGTCTCGGCCCCGGCAAGGCCGATATTAACACCACCGACCTTGCCCTCACCGACTCAGCTCTCTTCAACGGTTCCAGGGTGCAGAAGCGCACTGTCTCTCTCACCCTGGTTCCGATGGAGACCTCCACGCATGACGTGGAGCAGTCCAGGCAGAAGATCTATCGGTTCTGTCAGATCAAGCGGCCAGTACGAATCACCGTGTATGCAGACCATCGTCAGGTGTATACCGACGGATATGTCGAGTCCTCAGAGCCCGACATCTGGTCAAACCTAGAATCTCACAAAATCTCGATCCTCTGTCCTTACGGCTATTGGTATGACAACCGCGAGGATGCTTCGGACCTCATTAACTTCGACGTTGAGGAGCCATCGTTCGAGTTCTCATGGGAGGACCCTCTCCCCGATTCACCCACACTAGAGTTCTCTCGCACCCTGTCCGACAAGACGGCTGTGGTTAACTACGAGGGCGACGTCGAGGCCGGTTTCCTTCTGCGTATCAAGATACTCAAGGCCAATCCACTCCCGATTACCTTGACCGAGACTGTATGGCAGCAGACGATGAAGCTCACAGGCAAGTGGACCCCGTCCGCCACGGCGTATCAGCCATCTGTCGGAGACACTATCGAAGTGGACACTCGTGTCGGTCGAAAAGGAATCTATCTGGAGAAACCGAACGGAACCCGTTACAAGGGGATGTACTTCCTGGACTTCAACTCCGACTGGCTGCTCATGCATCCGGGACGAAACGAATTCCACTATGCCATGTCCGACAAGACGGCCGTGGATATTCGATTCACCACGGACATCACGTATCAGGGGGTGTAAATGTATCTGGCCGTACTTGATGAGTCCTGCAACCTCACGCATCTCGTCGATGACTATATCTCAGTCGTGTGGACGGAGCGCTTCCATGGCTACGGTGATTTCAAACTAGTCGTTCCTGGAACGTACGAAAACCTCCAGGAGTACCAGCTGGATTACTACTTGTTCACCAAGGATACGAACAAGCTGATGATCATTGAGCAGGTCGAGATGGAAACGCACTACGGCGAGTCCAGCACACTCACGATCACTGGTCGTTCGATCGAGTCCATCCTTGACAGGCGAGTACTTCACCCATATCCGGTGAATGACTACACCATCTGCGCCAAGCACGAGTCCACTAACGGCATCATCCGAGACGTCGTCAAGGACATGACAAATCTGCTGTTTAAAGTTGACGACTCGAGTCACCCGAGACATGTGCAGGGCTTCCGCTGGTACCATCCCTGGGATCTACCAGCTGATATTCTCCATGGTCGCGATGGAAACGCCATGGATATAGGCTCGATGCGGCTCGGATCCAACGAAGCGATCAGGACGTCCTCTGGATCTCACGTCGAGAACGCTGGGGTCTACGGGGAGGCTACTCGGGATCAATACATCATGCAGGGCTCGTGGTACTCCTTGATGCAGGATATCACAGACCTTAACATGAGCGGATGGGCGATCGAGTTCGCCGACAACAATCCGTGGTACTGGTACGGATATGCATATCTCGGAATCAACCGAACGGACTCGCAGAGCACGAACCCTCCCGTGACGTTCTCGCCCTCGTTCGAGAACCTGTCCAAAGGCACGTATCTCAAGTCAAAGGTCGGAACTCGAACGAAGATCTTCTCCGGACTCCAGCAGGTGCATGTCACCTCGGGTATGGAGCAGGAATATATGTGGCAGACGGATGTCAACATCCAGAACGAGTCCGTTCGTGTCGGCACCAATGGTCTCGGTCTACGGGAGGGATATCTCGAGAATCCCGGGGTTATGACGCATAACGGATACCTGGCCACTAGCCGGGACTCTGCGAGAACCGGAAACACCGGCGTGGACCCCGAGGCTGCCAGACGGCAGCTGAAGGACAAGTGCGACACGGAACTGTGGAAGCACATGCCTATTCAGATGTACGAAGGAGTCGCCGCAGTCAACTCGATCTACAAGTATCGCGAGGACTTCTTCTTGGGCGACTTCGTGCAGATCGAGAACGAGTACGGACAGAAGGACGTCGCCCGGGTGACCGAGTACGTTCGTTCATCAGACGTCAACGGGGACACCTTCTACCCTACGTTCTCGTCTTTGTCAGATCTACAGAAGAGTAAGCCGGGGTTGAACATTAAATGACACTTACCAGTGGTTTCTACTCCTCGAAGGACGGAGACCGTAAGTATTCGGCAGAACAGATGGGTGAGCTCTTCGACGGTCTCATCCATTACGGCATCTATCAATCATACGGCCAGGCCCTGGGAGTCACGGCTATCAGTGGGAAGTGGGCTGTCCGCATAGGCACAGGTCGAGCGTTCCTCAACAAGACTTGGGTGAACAATGACGCGCCTTACGACCTCCCGCTCGAGCAGCCGGACGTCACCCATCCTCGCTGGGACTTGGTATGTTTGCGCATCAACAGGGACCCGTCGGTCAGGGCTGCGTCGTTCGCCGTCTTCAAAGGCGTGTCCAGTAGCAATCCGCAGGTCCCGAACGTGCGAAACACGGACCTGGACAAGTGGTATCCCCTGGCAAGGATTCGCACGAGTCCCGGAATGCAACAGGTCACATACAACCAGATCTGGAATGCTCGAGGTTCGTCCGCTACACCTTGGGTGACCGGCGTCGTTGAAAGTCTTGACGCCTCGACCCTCTACGCCAAGTGGGACGCCCAGTACGAGCAGTGGTCCTCCGAGCAGCAGAAGGCGCAATCTCTGAACTTTCAGAACTGGATGTCCGAGCAGAAGTCGGATTACGAGTCCTGGCGCAACACCTTGAAAAACACCCTTGACGGGAACGCCGCGGCGAACCTTGCTCAGCGTCTCGACGCTGTCGAGAAACAGATCTCGTCGTTCACGCAGGGCGTGGCGATCAAGGACGTCCTTCTGGACGCTCAAAATGGCGCGGAGATACAGGACCATGCGGGCAACCCCATCAACGCCCAGCGCCTCTACATGATGGTTTGAGCAGAGGAGTATAGCTATGAAGATCTCGGACTATCCCGAGGCCACATACATCGGTCCGAACACTGACTACTTCGTCGTTCAGAACGGTGCCACCAGCACGAAGAAGATCAACGCGGACTCATTCCGGTTCGCGATGTTCGACAACGTGCCGATGATGCATCGGGTCCTCGCCAGGGGCTACAACCTGGGTTCGTCGTTCACCAGTCAGCAGCAAGCCGCTATTTCCTCGGGTCAGTTCACAAACTTGTGGATCGGCGACTACTGGACTACGGGCGACACGAAATGGTACATCGTTGATTTCGACTATTGGGGTGCGTGCGACCCGTCGATCGGTCGCCACATCGCAGTTATGCCCGACCGTAACACGTCTTCAGCGGTGATGCACCGAGGAGAGTACTGCGGCGGATTCCGCAACAGCGAGCTCTTCGCGGCCCTGAACGATAACCCGAAGACGAACGCGACGAAGGCCTACGGTCTCTTCGGAGAGTCGCATATTATAGCGCACAACTCCTGGTTCGAGAACCGCTGGGACACGGACATCAAGTACGGCGGCACAGTTCGCGAGGAGGGGTACCGCCTCTACGCCCAGAACGGCGAGGTGTTCAAGATCAAGGTGACGATTCCCACCGAGCAGATGCTGTTCGGCGCTCACGTCAAGCAGTCGTTCCAGAACGGCTCCGAAGGCGCATACCGGGCCGAGTGCCGCCAGCTTCGGTATTTCCAGCTGTTCAATCACCAGAACCCGAACGAAGATTTCTGGCTCCGCGACCAGACGTGGGCCAACTACTTCAGCGCCTGGAAGGGGAATATCGCTCGCGATGAGGTCATGACAAGCTCTCTCGGAATCCGACCGGTTCTGGCTATCGGGGGCTGAAACGTGCGCCCGGAGCTCACTATGATATTGACCATTATGACAAGTGTGTTAGCGTCTAGTGGTTTATGGGCATTCTTGGATCGCCGGGCGGACAGGAAGGACGCCCGAACACAGCTCCTTCTCGGCATAGCGCATAATCAAATAATGGCTCTCGGGACAGCGTATCTGTCTCGAGGATATATCACCATCGACGAGTACGAGGATCTGCAGAAGTATCTGTATTCCCCGTATTCGTCTTTCGGTGGTAACGGCATGGCCGAGAAGGTCATGAAGGAAGTCCAGGAACTTCCTATACATTTTCCGGAGACTCGCAAACACTACAGACCGGAGGACAAGCATGTCTAACTCCACCTACGACAAGGCCAAGTGGGTTGCGCTCACTCTGCTTCCCGCACTGTCGGCCCTCTACGTCGCTCTCGCCGCCTCGCTCGGCTGGGGTCACGTGGATGCGGTTGTCGGGACCATCGCCGCCGTCGACACTTTCCTCGGCACGCTGCTCGGCATCTCGGCCAAGAACTACACCCCGTCCACCGACGGCGTGCTGCACGTCGATCACGGCAAGCAGGAAGTCTACGCCGCTCTCGAGAAGCCGGCGAAGGACCTCGCCGAGAACAAGACCGTCACCCTGGCGGTGAACGAGGTCGCCTGATCGCGCCCTCAACATGTCCTATAATGAGAACCCCATCTGAAAGGACAACTGAAAATGAACACTCCCGAACGCAATGCTGAGAACGCCCTGAAGGACGCTTACGCATTCATCGACGGAATGGACCCCGACGCGGAGGCGTACGCGAATGCGCTCGCCAACATCCGTGAACTGGAAGCCATCTGCGCGAAGCATCGAGACGAAACTCGACGTGCCGAGAAGCACGAGAGCGAACTCGACAAGCAGCGAGCAGTAAAGCTCCCGTCCCCGGACACGATCGTCACATGCGCGACGTCTCTCGTGTCGGTCCTTCTCGTCGTGAAAGCTGAGAGCATCCTGCCGGTTACCAGCAAGGCACTCGGATTGATCACGAAGGTCCGTATCTGACCGTTCAACATCCCAGAACCCATATTCGAGCAACTCGCAAGAACATGGGTTCTGGGACTTGGATTCTAAAAATTCCCGGGTGGGCCGTCAGAACTCGCAAACTCAACATGCCTTATAATGAGACCCCGACTATTGGAAGGAATACACCATGTCCTACGGCACCAAGCTCAAGGAGATCGCTCTGCACGACTCGCTCGCGGTTTGGCTGTACCTCGACAACCTCGAGAAGACAGCCGATCCCGTGTACGCGAACGCGCTCGAGCGGCTTGCTTACGAGCGGCTTGCTCAGGATCACGTGACCGCCTGAACATACTCACAACTCAACCCCACGAACCCCGTAACAAGGGTTCTGGGTTTCTCATGGCAAGATAGGAGCACACATGGGTTCTACACTTGTAACGACAGCGTCCAAGTGGATTGTCCGGAACCTCCCGGCCATCCTGACGGGGTCTGCCGTGGCGGGTCTTGGCGGGACCGTATATCTGGCCGTCAAGGCTGATCGAGAGGTCCAGGCCATCAAGCGCCGGCAGCGCACATTCAACGAGAAGGATTGGAAGACCAAGTACAATGTCGCCTACAAGCTCTACGTTCCCGCAGCCCTCGCCGGTGCGGCAACAGCGGCGTCCATCGTGGGTGCCTTTGCGATCGGGAATCGTCGTCAAGCCGCAGCAGCCGCAGCCTACGCGTTCACGAAGGAGTCGTACGACCGCTACCGTGCCACGACACGACAGGAGATTGGCGACGAGCGGGAACGTGAGCTTGCTACTCAAGCTGCTGAGCGAGTGAAGACTCCCGCTACTACGACAGTCGTAGGATCGGGTGACGTTCTGTTCTACGACGGGCACAGCGGTCGCTATTTCCACTCCACGATCGAGACTGTTCGGCAGATCCAGAACAACCTGAACTACCAGCTGCTCAAAGGCGATCTGGTGTCCCTGAACGACTTCTACGCGGCTGTTGGTCTTGAGCCGACGGATCTCGGTCAGCAGCTGGGCTGGAACGAGCCGAATTCGATCGACATTCGTTTCGGATCCACGATCACGGATGACGGTAAGCCCTGCGTTGTCACGGACTTCCTTCTTGAGCCCACGGAGGCTTGGTTCCGGTTCGCGTGACGAACACGGACTATAACGAGAGAAAGGAACAACCATGACAAGTAGAATCTCATCCGTTGCTGGATTTGTCGCTGATGTCACTGCTAGTGCTGCAGCCGACGCGATTCTGATGTCGTTGTGTCCTCCCGCTGGCACCGCTGTTACGGTAATGCGCCACGTGGGAGTTCACGCGATTTCAGCCGCAGTCGGCGCGAGCACCGGCAAGTCGATCAGAGAACAGGTCGAGGAGACGGTCGAGACGATTCGATCCATGAAACAGTCCTGAACCAGAGAGCTCAGAGCCCCTAACACGGGCTCTGGGTTTCTCCACTCGCAAGTCCAACATGTCCTATAATGAGAACCCATCTATCCGAAAGGAATACTCATGTCTGAGAACACCTCCACCACCGTTGTTGAGAACGAGAGCGAAGACGCTCCCTTCATCACGATCGACTGGACGCAGGCTGTTCCCGCGGCGAAGAAGTTCGCGCGCATTGCTGCTCCCGCAGTCACCGGCATCGCGCTGGCTGTGGTGATCCGCAAGGTCGTGAAGAACGCTTCGAAGCAGGACGCCGACGTGGCCGATCTGACCGAGGGCGTTGACGTTCCCGAGATCGACTCGGCGGACGAGAACGAAGACTGACACATCCATCTGACAGGCACTCGACCCCATGGGCCCCTAACACGGGCTCATGGGTTATCATTTTACCAAGGAGCATCACATGATTAAGCAGACCGTAACGGCCGAGGACTTCGAGGGAAACTCGCACACCCAGACGCTTTGGTTCCACCTCAACAAGACGGATGTTCTCGCCCTTCAGCGAAAGCTGCCTCGAGGAATCGAGGACACGATCGCCACTCTTGCGAACAAGAAGCGCGAGGACGTCACCGACGAGGATACGTGGACGCTGTACGATTTCTTTAAGCTTCTGATGGATTCCAGCTACGGACGCAAGTCGGCAGACGGTCTTCACTTCGAGAAGTCGGAGGAGATCCTCCACGAGTTCCAGTCCTCCATCTTCTATGACGAGTGCCTTCTCGGCCTTGTCCAGAAGGAGGAGAAGGCGATCGCGTTCTTCAACGGCATCTTCCCCAAGACGCTGATCGATCAGGCCAAGGCTGAGCACCCCGAGCTCTTCGCCGCCAACTGACTATAAATCGAAAGGAACACACACATGTCCAGCAGCGTTCCGATTCGCGGATCCCTTCCTGCGAACAGCAACCGTAAGCCAGTCGAGAGAGTTACGTCCAAACCGGTCATCGTCAAGGATCGTACAATCCAGCAGAAGGCGCGGGACGCATTTCTAGGCGACGACGTGAAGAGTGTCGGCGACTTCCTCGTCTGGGACGTGGTTGTTCCGGCGGTCAAGAACACGATCTCGGACATGGTGACGACGGGCGTCAATCGTCTACTCTTCGGGGAGAACAGGACGCCTCTGAGCACCGCCAGGACGGATCACACGTCGTATTCTCGAGTCTATCGGGATCGGGGCGACACCTCGTCCAGGAACAAGGGTTTCGTCAAGCCCGCAGGACAGTATGATTTCTCGAGGATCGTCATCCAGTCCCGAACCGAGGCCGAGGAGGTCCTGAACAACCTTGATCGGACGATCGAGGAGTACGATTTCGCTGCTGTCTCCGACTTCTACGATTACGTCGGCGTCAGCAAGGAGTACACTGACGACCGTTGGGGCTGGCGCGATCTTCGAGGAGCCAGCATCATGCGGGTCGCCGAGGGATACGTCATCAACCTGCCTCGTCCGGAGTCATTGTGAGAAACGAAGCCGCTAAAGCCATCTCGTGGGTCATCGTCGCCGTAGTCATTCTCGCTGCGCTATGGGTGATGTGGATCTGTCCGGGAATCATCGCCAAGATCATCATCACGGTCGCCGTAATCGCATCTCTATTGTCAGCACTGGTGGAGGATTTCGAAAAATGAAAAATGTCGACTGGCTCTTCATTCTGTTCTGGTTTCTGATTGCTTGCGCATATGGAGCAATCATCGTCGGGGCCCTGATGAACGGCTGGGTTCTGTTCCTGGTCCTCTTGGGGATTCTGTCAGCTGTGGCTCTCGTTGGCGCGGGAGGAAAGTAATGGGGTTCAGCGCATTCTGCATCGTCTCGCTCGTTCTGTTCGTCGCTCTCATGGAATGGACGCTAAGATGAGTACCTCGATTATCATCTTCGTCATTCTCGTCGGGATTGTCTGGGCCTGCTACGATGACTTCCCCGACTGACTCGGTGACGGACGATGTCCTCACAGCAACCGTCTCCGCCCTGGCGGTACTCAAGATCGCTGGGGCGGAGCGAGCGCTGGCATTTCAAACGCTGGCGTTCCTACATTATATGTCACCGAGGGTACGGTATTATGCGTCTATCACGAATGCGAGAGGCGCTGATCGGAATCAACCCGGATAGAACAGACTGGGTCAAGACCGTTAACGCCCTACCAGATTCCAGAATCGTATACCTATATCACTCTTATCGCGAAAGGAACTTCATCAAATGAGTTCATCGATCCTGACCAGGGGCTTCGGTAAAGCCTCTTTGGTTGTATCCAAGCACGCCCCGGCTGTTCTCACGGCTCTGGGCGTTGCGGCTTTCACCACAAGCACCGCCCTGGCCGTCAAGGAGTCCTTCACTCTCACAGGGGAGGTGTATGGCGACCTTCTCGAGATCAGTGAGCTCAAAGAGACTCCCGAGCCGTCTGAGAAGGTGGCCCAGCAGGAGCTCGCTACCCGGCGAGCCAAGACTTACGGGCGCTTCGTTCTCAAGGTCGCCAAGCACTACCGTCCTGCTTTGATCGCGGGTGCTATCGGCACAGTGAGCGTCGTTTCAGCGCACCGTCTGTCTGCCAAGCGCATCGCGGGGCTGACCATGGCAGTTGCTGCCGCCGACGAGTCTCTGCGCAAGTACAAGAGCGCCATCGAGAAGGCGTTCGGCGCAGAAGCAGTTCAGGAGGCCTTGAGCAAGAGTCGAGAGGCGATCCTGTCCGAGGCCGTCAAGGTCGACGAGGACGGCAACGAGAGTGTCGATGACGAGAGTGTCCTCGACCAGTACGGTATGTCGCAGTACGCCGTGGTGTTCGACGAGAACGCCTCTCTGTGGGAGCCGAACGAGGACTTCGACATCATGATGCTGAACGCTCAGGAGAAGTACCTGAACAACAAGCTCATGTGCGATGGCTACGTGCTTCTCAACGACGCGTACACTACTCTTGGTCTGCCCAAGACGTCTGCTGGAGCGGTCGTCGGATGGGTCTACAAGGGCGGCGAGGGAGACGGCTACATCTCCTTCGGGGACTTCGAGTCCTGCAATGTCCGCCACTACGACGCCGCCAGGGGTCGTGAAGTTACTGATTTCTTCCTGGACTTCAACGTCGATGGCGTGATCTGGGACAAGATTGATGAGGTTTCTGTCCGATGAATGCTAAAGCTGCTATTATCGCTGCTGCCGCGCTGGGGGCTGTCGCGGGCTTCGGTCTGGGATATTCTCTGGCGCGGCGCAATGCCGCCCAGGAGAAAGACGAGCTTCAGAGCTCCCTCGAGGCGGCGCACAAGGACGTTGAGGTTTATGCGCAGCACGCGACCGAGTCCGCCAAGACCGTCGAGAAGCTCGAGGAGAAGAGTAAGCGGCTCGAGTACGAAAACGGTCGTATGTCATACCAGGTTCAGCAGATGAACGAGGCGAAGCGCATTCGCAAGCTCGTCGAGGAGGACTACGCCAAGAACCCCGACATTATCGACGAACCGGTCGACATGGAGCACTCGAGCCAGGAGGCTTACGAGGCTGCTCCTGAGAGTAAGCGCATGGAGGTCCGGTACTACACGGTTGACGACGTCCTCTGCGATTCGAACAATGTCGTGATCGAGGATGTCAATGGTTGGATCGGAGAGATGGGCGCCCAGAGTACTTTGGGGTATCTCACCACCTTCTACGTCTACAACACGCATAAGGACCTGCAGATGAAGCTCGAGATCGTCGAGGATTCGTACGAGCAGGATGTTCTTAGGAATATCGACGAATGAGCACTATCGAGGATCTTGAGAAGGAGCGGCAGGAGGGGCGTTATTTCGACGTCCTCTATGACATTGTGGCCGCGGACCGCGAAGCCATTACGGACATGTCCTACAGGATGCTTCTGGGCGTCCTGGACGGGGTGGAGTTCAAGGACACCCGCGGTATAGACGGTAATCGCATTCAAGACGCTCAGGAGCTTCGCGCTGATCTGATCGCCGACATGGGATTGGATCACACAGCCGTGCGTCCGTTCATGAATGTGTCCATGCTCGAGGTGATGATCGCCATTGCCGAGCGCCTCGGACAAATCACGGGCGACGAGGACACGGCGTTCTGGTTCTGGGAAATGGTCTCGAATCTAGTGCTTGACGGAATCGACGACACCGAGTTCTGGTCGGACCCGGAGGACTACGAAGCCGAAATTCTCGATCGTGCTGACGACGTCATTAATATCAACTACGACCGAGACGGTCTAGGCGGTCTGTTCCTTCTCAGAGAGGGGGTGGCGCCTCAGGATATGCGGGACACTGAATTGTGGTACCAGATGCAGTACTACGCGAACGAGGTGTCTCCCTTGTAAGGAGAGCACATGAGTTTTTTCAAAGTGACGGAGTACGAGGACCATAAGAACAAGGTTCGCAAAGTCCGTCCGTCATACCGAAACACGCGCCCTGACGACCTGATCATTCGTGGAGGCGCTTTCTACGCGGTATATTTACCCGAAAAAGGCTTGTGGTCCACCGAGGAATTCGATCTCGTGCATCTAGTCGACAAGACGCTCGAGTCGTATTCCGCTGAACACGGGAATCCGAAGGTGATGAAACTTGAGGACCAGGATAGCGGGCAGTACAAATTGTTCAAGTCCTGGTTGCGCAACATGCCGGACAACCCTCGAGCTATGGACCGCAATATCCTATTCCGCTCTTCTCCGAAACGAAAGGAGGACTACGCCACCAAGCGTCTATCCTATGATCCTGTTGAGGGCGACTGCAGCGCCTACGACAGACTCATGGGGACACTTTTCGAGCCTCCGGAGAGGCAGAAACTGGAATGGGCCACCGGCTCGATCCTTGCGGGCGACAGCAAGAAGATTCAGAAATTCTTCGTGCTGTACGGCCGCGGCGGAGTCGGCAAGTCCACGTTCTTCCGTATTCTCAACATGCTGTTCGAGGACTACGTGGGAACATTTCAGGCGAAAGCCCTTGGGCAGGCGCAGAACCGTTTCGCTCTCGAACCTCTCAAGTCGAATCCGTTGGTGGCCATCGATGATGACGGCGACTTGAGCAAGATCGAGGACAACACTCGTCTAAATCAGATCGTCTCTCATGAGAAGCAGATCATGGACGAGAAGGGGAAGGGCCTGTACGAGATCGCGTTCGACACGATGCTCTTCGTCGGCACGAACTCGCCGGTGAAGATCACGGATGCGAAGTCCGGGGTTATTCGCCGTTTGGTTGACGTTCGCCCTTCGGGATATCGTCTATCAAGAAGACAGTACGAGCTTTGCATGCAGGAGATATCCGAGACAATTCCCCATATAGCGGAGCGTTGTCTGGAGACGTATCGCGCACTGGGTCCATGGGCATATGACGCATATGAGCCCATTGCCATGCGAAGTAGGACCGAGCCGTTGTTCAACTTCGTTCTTGAAATGGAGGACGAACTGGATGACCCGGAAGGTGTCTCCCTAAAAAGGGCGTATTCGTTGTATAAACAGTACTGCGACATGGCGAATATCGAGTATAAGATGCCGATGTACGTCTTCCGCGAATCGTTGAAGGACTTCTACGATACGTTCAAAGATCGAGATCAACGAAGCGGAATGAATCGACGATCGGTGTACTACGGATTCGACCATAATGCCCTTCGAGACAAGGACGGGATCGTTCAGGAGAAACCTGAAACGTGGTTGCAACTGGATAGTACGGACTCGTATCTCGACGAGCGGTACGCGGATAGACCGGCGCAGTACGCCACCCCGGACGGACATCCCGGAAAGCCCTGGGATGACGTCACGAAAACTCTGAAGGAACTCGACACAAGGAGCGAACACTTTGTCCGTCCACCGGTCAACGAGGTCGTCATCGATTTCGATCTCTCTGAAGGGGGATCCAAGTCTCTTGAGCGCAATATTGCAGCCGCAGCTCAGTGGCCTCCTACATACGCTGAGCTCTCACGAAGCGGAGGAGGTATCCACCTCCATTACATTTACGATGGAGACACCGACAGACTCCGCAATTTCGTTGAAGACGGAATCGAATGCAAAGTCTATCGAGGAAAGTCAGCACTCCGCAGGCGTCTCACCAAATGCGGAGGACGACCGACTCTTGCGCGACTTTCCGAAGGGGACCTCCCTCTCAAGGATGAACCTGTGATCTCGGACACCCGCATGAATAGCGAGAAGGCCCTGCGCCAACTCATTCTGCGCAACCTTCGCAAAGAGATACATCCTGGCACCAAGCCGAGCGTGGATTTCATTCGCAAGATCCTGGACGACGCGTATTCGTCAGACTTATCGTATGATATCTCGGACATGCGAAACCAGGTTATGGCGTTCGCAGCATCCAGTACCCATCACGGGGCGTACTGCCTCGAACAGGTGGCGAAGATGCATTTCCAGTCCGAGAATGATGGGGAATCCGAGAACCCGCCTGTGTCGGAGGGAGACATCATTTTCTTCGACTGCGAAGTCTTCCCCAACCTATTCCTCCTCAACTGGAAGGTTCAGGGGAACGAGAAGGTGGTCCGAATGATCAACCCGGACCCGGAGGAGATCGAAGCGCTATGCAGGAATCGTCTTGTCGGCTTCAACAACCGCAGGTACGATAATCACATCCTCTACGCACGAATCATCGGATACTCGAACTACGAGCTCTACAAGCTCTCGAAGAGGATCATCGAGTCCCATGTCAAGGCCGGCTTCGTCGAGGCATACAACCTCTCCTACACGGATGTGTACGACTTCGCGGCGAAGAAGCAGTCCTTGAAGAAATGGGAGATCGAGCTCGGTCTAAAGCACGACGAGCTCGGTTTCGACTGGGACGAGCCCGTGCCCGAGGAGCACTGGGCACGCGTGAGCGAGTACTGTGATAACGACGTCATATCCACGGAGGAGGTGTTCAACCATCTCCACGAGGATTGGGTCGCACGTCAGGTTCTCGCCAAGGTGGCCGGGCTTACGCCGAATCACTCGACTAACGCCCTCACAACCCGAATCATTTTCGGCAAGGAGAAGCATCCGCAGCTGGTCTACACGGACTTGAGCGAGATGTTCCCCGGATACAAATACGAATACGGCAAGTCCACGTACAAGGGCGTGGAAGTCGGCGAAGGAGGTTACGTCTATGCTGAGCCTGGTATTCATCGTGATGTTGCTCTTCTGGATGTTGCATCACTGCATCCTACGTCCATTGAGCAACTCAATCTGTTCGGCGAGTACACGTCGCGCTTTTCGGAGATCAAGATGGCTAGGATCGCCGTCAAACATGGCGATACGGCATCCGCTGCTAGTCTTCTTGGGGGTGCTCTTGGTCCGTACCTGGGATCGAAAGAAGAGCTCTCAGCCCTCGCATACGCCCTCAAGATCGCCATCAACAGCGTCTACGGACTCACGGCTGCCAAGTTCGACAATCCCTTTCGGGACCCCCGTAACGTCGACAACATCGTCGCGAAACGCGGAGCCCTATTCATGGTCGATCTGAAGGAGGCTGTGCAGGAGCGAGGATTGACGGTCGCGCATATCAAAACCGATTCGATCAAGATTCCTAACGCAACTCCGGACGACATCCAGTTCGTCATAGACTTCGGCAAGAAGTACGGGTACGACTTCGAGCACGAGGCGACATACGATCGTATGTGTCTTGTGAACGATGCGGTCTACATCGCACATGACGAATCGGGATGGCACGCCACCGGCAAGCAATTCCAGGAGCCATATGTCTACAAGAAGCTGTTCACCGGAGAGCCCATCGAGTTCAACGATTATATCCAGGTCAAGTCGGTCACAACCCGGATGTATCTCGCACCCGATAGTGACGACATCGTGCCGGAAGATCTCAAATTCATTGGTCGTGTGGGAACGTTCGTTCCGGTCGTCGAAGGAGGCGGAAGACTTCTACGCGAAACGCGTAGAAAAGACCCCGACGGCCAAGATGTCGTGTCCTACGGAGCAGTCGCAGGCACCAAGGGCTACCTCTGGATGGAATCAGGGGACGCTCTTCTGACCGGGGCGAGAATCGACCAGCGATATTATGACAAGTTGGCCGAGGATGCCCTGGATCAGATCCGAAAGTACGGCGACGAAGAGGTCTTCCGAGCCGTCTGACATTCGGCAGTGGGGTCTTCATCGCGAGCTCGACAAGGCTCATAATGGAGACCCCACTATCGAAAGGAAATACCATGAACAAGAAGCTCGTCAAGATCGCTGTTGCTGCGGTTGTCGCGGGTGCCGTCACAGGCATCTGCCAGGCCGCGTACGACGCGAAGGACAACGAGACCGATCAGGAGAAGTGACTCCGAATCCGTATCCGTGAACAACGGGTATGGATTATCATTTTGTGGAGAGGAACACATGGAGACTTTCACGCGACGTCTGGATGCTGAGGAGGCGGCGATTCTGCAGGATCATGTTCTCGGTATTCTGTCCACGACGAAGGACACGCATCTTGGAATTTTGACCACCCTTGATGCGGAGGTTCCAGAGGTCTACAGCGACTACGAGGACACCATGCTCAATGTGATGCGCAGGGAGATCTCACGCGTCACCGATTGGGTCAAGAACTACTGATAGGAGAACACACCATGGCCAACTACATTATTCGCAACGCGCGCCTTCTGTTCCGAAACTTCTCGGGGGCTCCGAACAAATTCGGTAACACGGACAGGACGTTCTGCGTTATTCTTCCCCCCGACAAGGAGCGAGCGTTCCGGGAGGAGGGGTTCAACGTCAAGACCCTCAAGCCTCGCGACGAGGAAGAGGAGCCCACGCCGTTCGTCCAGGTCAAGGTTCGCTACGGGTATCGTCCGCCTAAGGTCACTCTGATCGCCGGTGGCGTGAGGAGCCCCTTGACCGAGGACACGATCGGTCAGCTGGACTTCGCGGACATCGAGCAAGCCGACTTGAGCATTCGTCCTTATCACGGTCGGACTCGAGCGGGCATCGAGTTCTGCACGGCATACCTCGACAAGGCGTATATCACGATCGCCACGGACGAGCTCGATGCGATTTACAACCCTCCTGCTCCTGAGGAAGAGGAGCCGCCTGAGGAGTGGCGTTGATGATCTGCAAGAAGGACGACTACGATCTCGGGAACGACAGTATCAAAATTGTCGAGAACTCGGACAACGTCTCGCATCCGTCGCATTACGCCGAGGGTTGGAGCAACGGCGCCGAGGTGATTGACCTCACCGAGCACCTCTCGTTCTGCGCTGGCAACGTCGTGAAGTACGTCTGCCGTGCGGGTCGCAAGGATCCCGAAAAGTACGTCGAGGATCTGGAGAAGGCTCGGTGGTATCTCGACAGAGAGATCGAGAGAGTCGGAGGACAATGATGCGGTACCCATCGACTAAGAACCTCGCCGGGTACTATCAGACTCGAGCGGGGGCGGTCGTGAAAGCTGAGAAGCGCAACGGCATGTGGACCGTGCACATCGGATCTCGTGACGTTGTGATCATCAGCGACGACGCGTTCTACTCGCTGTTCTCGGGCATCGTCTGAGACGGCACTCGAGCCCGGGGGTCCTCTGGAGACATTGGGCCCCCGGGTTCGCCCAACAACACATTTTTTGTATTACTACAAAGATTGGAACACACAATGACTTACGACGAGATTCTCGAGCGGGTCCAGTACTCGATATCGCAGGCACAGCGAATGAGCTCGTATTGGTCGGCCACCCTTGGTACTGCTCATTTCACGCAAGACGTGATCTCGAAGATTGCTCGAGACTCCATGGAGTGCAAAAACCACATGCGGGCCCTCGACAGTCTTGAGGAGGACGCTCAGAACCTCCCGCTTCTCGTGGAGGACACCGACGTCTCGGACATTCTAGCACTCGTGTTCCAGACCAGAGATGTCTGGGGCTACATTCGCACCACGTTGAAGAAGACCCTTGAGGAGACGATCTGAGATGGACCGCATTCGCGTTATCGTCGAGTGGACCCGCATCACCGCCCGTTTCTGGAGATTGTACGTCGACCCCTGGAACGAGGACCAGACGTTCCTGCGCAACGACTATCGCACGGCCCACGCATATCTCGAGGAGCTGAAGTCGCTCCCTGTTACTCCGGCTCTGATCACCGCTCAGGAGGAGCTCCAGACACTTCTCCACAATCTCGATTGGAAGGTCTCATGATTCTCCGCACCCGCGTCAAGGACGCACCCGACATTGTGGATGAGATCACTGGACCCGTAACCGTCCTGGACGGTGAGTGGTGCATCCCGGTGGCGTACCCGAACATGTTCCTCGAAGGGGACATTATAGAAGACGTGGTCCACTACAGCGATAAGCGATGGACCATCACGGAGACCGAGGACGAGATCGAAGCCGTTTGGAAGCACGACCGTACAGAGGAAGCACGCTGATGAGAACCATCGTTTTTCACTTGACTCACACCGACCACAACGGTAACCTGCATACCGAGACTCGGCACTGGCGGGAGCGGGAGCACAGCGTTCAGAAGCTCCTGGACATCATGCTCCGCAAGCATGGTCTGCACCGCCCTCGTCTGGTCAACAAGCGGTATGAGCTCGACCGCACCGTCTACCATTACCACGCGGAGCTCTCGGATGACTGAGCGGTGGGTCGAGTCTACGTACTATGAGAACGCCGAGGTTAGCGATCTCGGAAACATCCGGCGAACCTCGGACAAGACTCCTCGTAATCACCCGATGCGCATTCGCAATCGCGCCACGACCGCCGAGCCCTGCGTGACGCTGCACCCCATCGGGGCTAAGACTCCCGCGGGGGGTAAAGCCTGGCGCACCGTCCCCCTGCGACGACTCGTGTGGGAGACGTTCAACGGCGAGAAGCTTCCGCGTGGAAAGTTCGTCAAATCCTTGAACGGGGATGTTGAGGACTGCCGTCTGTCGAATCTCTTCGTCACGTCGCCGCACGAGGTCAAGCGAGCAAAGCTCGAGCCCTGGAAAATGACTGAGGACTACCGGCAATGCTATGAGTGGTTCACCCATTGCGTGAGTCTTGAAGGGGAGGTCCGTAAGATCTCCGACGGGTTCAGACACAAGTGGGGGACTACCGGTCAGAACCGAAAGACGCCTTATGTCACACTGTGCAAAGAGGGAACACGGGTCCACGTCGGCGTCGCCAGACTCATGGCGGACGCCTGGATCCGTCCACTAGATAAAGGAGAGAGGGTTGTCCTGGAAGATCCCGACGGCCCTCTCACTCTCGAGAACATCCGAATAATGGGTCTGAAAGACGCCATGACATACGCGCGAGGCATAGGCCTTGCCAAGGCAACGGGATACTCTGCGGCGGGTTTCGGGAAGACCCCCGAGAAGCGAAAGTACGAAGCGGCTAAGGCGATTGGAGCAGTCAGTGAGTGGGATGAATACATTTTTGGTTGATGAGTACCTCGGCGGGGAGATCGACGAGACGATCATCGTGCACCGCCCGACAGGGCGCCTGTGCTGGGACCACGTAACCTGGAGCTGGGGGTGGTGCTCCGATCTCGACCGGTATGTCTTGACGATCTGGGACTCGGAAGGCGTCTCAGTTATCGGGACGCAGCTGTTCGAGAAGGGAAAGCACGTCTTCGAGCGCCACACCGATCCCTCAGTGATCGTGACAGTGATTTGAGCGGCCGCGTATGGGCTCCCGTGGGCGACGGAAAACGCGTCGAGGTATCTGTCGACGGTGTCTGTCGAACTCGGAATGAGCGATACTACTACAGGACCTTCGAGAAGGACAACGGTTATCTCGTGGTCAATCTCCCCACCTTGAGCGGGAGCGGGACGTACTACTTGCACCGCGTGGTCTGGGAGGCGTTCAGAGGGCCTCTGAGACCCGACGAGCACGTATACCACATCAACGGCGATAAGCGGGATAATCGCCTGGAGAACCTTGCCGTGCGCTCCCGTTCAGACGGCGTGCGGCAGTCCTGGGCCGATCGGAAGGAGGCTTGGACGCAGATGGCTCTTGAACTGGACTCATGGGCGTGATGCTCTGGAGTCACCAGCAAGAGGCCTTGCAGAAGATGACCGACGGGTGCATCCTGAAGGGCGGAGTGGGTTCCGGGAAGTCTCTCACGGCTCTGGCGTATATCGTCGAGTCGTATGAGACCCCCGGGTCCACTTCGCCCTCCGGGGCACCCGCCATGGTTTATATAATTTGCACGGCCAAGAAGAGGAACGACCGCGAATGGCACGATGAGGTTGTTCGTATGGGTCTTGAGGAGAGGGGGTATAGTGTTGTCATAGACTCCTGGAACAACATAGCCAAGTACAAGGGCGTGAGGAACGCGTTCTTCGTCTTCGACGAGGCTCGTGGAGGCGGTCAGGGCGCTTGGGGGAGGGCGTTCATCAAGATAGCCCGCCAGAACCGCTGGATCCTCCTGAGCGCTACGCCCGGGGATGACTGGATGGACTACCTTAACGTGTTTCTTGCGCACGGGTTCTACCGCAACAAGACCGATTTCGTGGAGCAGCACGTCGAGTGGGACCGTTTCGCGAAGTACCCGAAGGTAAAACGTTGGCACAACCAGAGCAAACTCCAGGGTTTCAAGCGTCTAGTGACCGTTTCAATGCCCGATAAGCGCCACACGCGCCGAATTGTCGAGTGGGTGGATGTACCTTATGACAAAACGGCGTTCAAAACCTTGATGAGGGACCGTTTCGATCCTTGGAAGATGGAACCCATCGAGGATGCCGGAGCACTGTGCTATGCGGCTAGGCGCATTGTGAACGACAACGAGGCTCGTATGGAACGCGTGAGAGCCATTCTGAGGCGTTTTAAGCGAGTGATCGTATTCTACTCCTTCGACTACGAGTTAGAGCTTCTACGTGGCTTACACGGCCTCTCAGGGGTATCTGTGAGGGAGTACAACGGTCACAAGCACGAATCCTTGCCGGAGGGGGAGTCGTGGGCGTACTTGGTGAACTACGCCTCGGGTGCCGAGGGGTGGAATTGCGTGACGACGGACTGCATGATCTTCTTCAGTCTGTCGTATTCCTGGCGCCAGACGCAGCAGTGCATGGGGCGGATCGACAGAATGAACACCCATTACACGAACTTGAGATACTGGTTTCTCTACACGAAGAGTGACATAGATCTCGCTATCCGACGTGCTCAGGGGAGAAAGGAGGTCTTCAACGAGAAATCTTGGGCCATCGGACGGGCCTGAGCAACCGAAAACAAAATGACTGCCACCCCCAGTAGCCCGAAAAAAAAAAGGCTCCTGGGGGTCTAGCAGCCACCGCTCGGCACGGCTGGCCCGACAAGTTTGGCTGTTTTTTGACCGCCCAGCCGTTCTTGCGACTCCGATTTCAGATTTGGCTGGAGGACTTTTCGTTGGAATCATGCGGTTTTGTACCCCCTAAAAGCCAAATCCTTACTTCTTACTACTTACAAAATAAATAATAAAAAGAGAGAGAGAAATATAGAAATTTATAGCGGTATAGGGAAACACCCTGATTTGGCTAGAATCGTTTACTCCTGTCACACCAGTCACAAATAGTCACACCAGTTACAGGTTACGCCACAGTTTTAACATCAGTAACATCTGTAACATATTCGGCCCCGACGCGTCTCGACCCGCCCGATCCAAGATCTTCCATACCCACCATATCGTCTACTCAACATGCACTATAATGAAGGAGGATCATCTCCTATCGATTTACTGGAGCCGCCATGCTCGAACGAGACTTCCAGGCCAAGCTCATCAAGGAGATCAAGAACCGGCTTCCGGGCAGTATGGTTTTGAAGAACGACCCGAACTACAAGCAGGGTGTTCCTGATCTCCTCGTCCTCCATCGAGACCGATGGGCAGCCCTCGAGGTGAAGGCCTCCCCCAAGGCCAAGCACCGTCCGAACCAGGATTGGTATGTATCCAAGATGGACGACATGGCCTACGCCGCGTTCATCGATCCGTCCAACAAGGAGCACATCCTAGATGAAGTTCAACGATCACTCGAGGCTTGAGGGCGCACACGCGTTTCTGAGCGCCAGCAAGTATCACTGGGTGAACTACGACGATGCCAAGTTGATCGAGTCCTACCGCACTGCCCAGGCCGCAGCCATCGGAACTCGCCTCCACGCAATGGCCGCCGAGCACATTCGTCTCGGTATGCGCATGCCCCGCAACAAGGTGACGTTCAATGCCTACGTGAACGACGCCATCGGGTATCGCATGACTCCCGAGCAAGTTCTTTACTATTCTCCGAACGTATACGGAACTGCTGACGCCATCCGCTTCTACGAAGGTTCTCGTTTTCTCAGGATCCACGATCTTAAGACGGGGACGACTCCAGTCAGCATGACTCAGCTCAAGATCTATGCGGCCATCTTCTGTCTGGAGTACGACGTCCTTCCCGGAGATATGTCGGCCGAGCTGCGGATCTACCAGAACGACGAGGTGACTGTCGAAGAACCCGACGTTGATGAGCTCGGGCACATCATCGACAAGATCATTCACTTCAACAAACTTATCGAAGAAATCAAGCTCGAAGATGCCTGAGGGCTAGAGCAGGAGGTTCAATGCTTCCGGACGATATTCTCGTTCACTACGGTACCCCCCGTCATTCGGGACGGTACCCTTGGGGTTCGGGCGAGGATCCCTACCAGAGCGCTAAAGGCTTCTTCGCCGAGAGACAGCGCCTTCGCGACCAGGGATTGAGCGATACCGAGATCGCTCGAGGCTGGGGAATGTCCACAACCGAGTTCCGAGCCATTGGCATGCACCTCGGCGAGGAGAAGCGGGCAGGAGATATTTCGCGAGCCGTCCGCATGAAACAGGCCGGACTTCCGAACACGGTCATCGCCGAGAAGATGGGGATCAACGAATCCTCCGTTCGCAACCTCCTCTCCAAGGATGCTCGCGAGGTCAAGTCCAACGTCAATAGGACTGCGGACATCCTTGCGGAGCAGGCCAAGAAGCACAAGTATATCGAGTACGGCGCCGGCGTCGAGCTCAACATGGGCTGCTCCGACGCAACGCTTCGTACGGCGGTGGAGGTTCTCAAGCAGCGCGGGTATGTCACCAACGAGGTCTACATCAAGCAGGCCGGTAGCGATAAGTTCACCACGCTAAAGGTCCTCTCGCCTCCTGGAACGAAGCGCTCCGACCTGATGGCCAACCGCGACAAGATCCGGACTCCCGGAATCGCCGCGGACCTGGATGGCGCGTTCACCACCGGGATCAAGAAGCCTTCGTCCATTTCGTCCAAGCGGGTCAAAGTACGCTACGACGAGGACGGAGGCACGGACATGGACGGCGTCATTCAGATTCGCCGTGGGGTGAAAGACCTCTCGCTCGGAAACAGCACCTACGCTCAGGTTCGAATCGCCGTGGACGGCACCCATTACCTTAAGGGTATGGCCATGTACAGTGATGACCTGCCCAAAGGCGTGGACGTTGTCTTCAACACGAATAAGAAGAAGGGGACCCCGAAGCTCGGCCCCAAGGATAACACCGTCCTGAAGCCGATGAAGAAGGATCCCGACAACCCGTTCGGCGCCACCATCCGCAAGCAGCTGTACTTCAAGGGCAAGAACGGCGAGCGGAAGCTGTCGGCGATCAATATCGTCAACGACGAGGGAACCTGGGACAAGTGGAGCCAGTCTCTCGCTTCCCAGTTCCTTTCGAAGCAGTCCCCCGTTCTCGCCAAGAAGCAGCTCGCCAAAGTGCGGGAGTCGAAGCAGAAGCAGTATGACGACATCATGAAGCTGACGAACCCGAGCCTTCGAAAGAAGCTGCTCATTTCGCTGGCCGATGATTGCGACTCGGCGTCCGTCCACCTCAAGGCCAAGGCCCTCCCGGGTCAGAGTTCGCAGGTTATTCTTCCGCTCCCGCACATGAAGAATAACGAGATCTACGCGCCGAACTATCGAGACGGCGAGGTTGTATCACTCGTTCGTTATCCGCACGGCGGTACTTTCGAAATCCCTCAGCTCGTCGTAAACAACCGCAACAAGAAGGCTCGCCGCATCCTTGGGCAGGCGACCGACGCCGTCGGTATTCACCCCAGCGTCGCGGAGAGACTCAGCGGTGCCGACTTCGACGGAGATAGCGTGGTGGTCATTCCGCATCGCGGCAAGACCAGGATCAAAGCCACCAAGCCGTTGAAAGGACTGGAGGGCTTCGATCCTAAACGTGCGTATCCGAAGTACAACGGGATGAAAGTCATGTCCGACACCCAGACTCAGATGGGCAAGATTAGTAATCTTATCACCGACATGACTATCAAGGGCGCCAGTGAGCAGGAACTGGCACGGGCTGTTCGTCACTCAATGGTCGTTATCGACGCGGAGAAGCACCAACTCAACTATAAGCAGTCCGAGCGCGATAACGGCATTGCCGCCCTCAAGAAGAAGTACCAATCAGGTGGAGCATCCACCCTTATTTCGAGGGCCAGCGGTGAGAAGCGCATACCCAAGCGCAAGCTCCGCTCTGCTCGAGATGGCGGGGGTATTGATCCGAAGACCGGAAAGAAGGTGTGGGTCGAAACCGGCGAGAGCTATATCGATTCCCGGGGCAAGAAGGTGCTGCGCACTGAGAAAGCCCCTCGTATGGCTCTGACCGATGACGCCTACTCCTTGTCTTCGGGGACCCGGATGGAGAACCTGTATGCCGAGCACGCCAACTCGCTCAAGGCCCTGGCCAATAAAGCGAGAAAGGAAGCCGTGTCACAGCCCCGGGTCAAGAAGAATCCCCAGGCTGCCCGGCGTTATTCTCGAGAGGTGGCCGAACTCAAGGCCCAGATCAATGTGGCCCGTAAAGCCAAGCCTCTGGAGAGACAGGCCCAGGTTATTGCTAACGGCGTGGTCGAAGCCAAGGTACGATCAAACCCCGACATGTCTTACAAGGACCGGGCCAAAGTAACGGCCATGGCATTAAAGACCGCCCGTCAAAGACTGGGGTACGATAGAAACGCCACCCGTATCCGCCCCACCCCCCTCCAGTACCGGGCCATCCAGGAGGGTGCTGTGTCGCAGTCGATGATCGATCAAATTCTCGAAAGCGCAGATTTGGATCACCTCAAATCATTGGCCATGCCCAAGCAGACGCAGCCCCTTACGAGGCGCCAGGCGAATCGCATTTCCATTTACAGGAAGAACGGTTCGACCGTCGCCGAGATCGCCGATGCCCTGGGCATCAGTCCTGCTAGAGTTCGAGAGTATCTTTCGGGTACTGCTACAGTGGTCTAGCCACAGGACTCTACACATGAAGCTTCTCTGAGCTTGCGTTCCGTTGTTTCCTGATTCTGCAGAGAAGCTCACTCCGGCCTTCACTCTATACAGGTTCTCTGAGAAGGCCTTTTGCACAGGGCCTCTACAGCGGCTCCTACACAAGGGGTTCTCTGTAGGGGCCCTGCGCACACCCGCCCATACACACTATTACAGCAGAGGTGGTGCACCCCTACCATGCAGGCTGCTCGGCTCACTACACTGGACAACCCTTACGATCCATTCGATTCGTTCTACCAATGGTATGAGTGGGACGAGGCACATGGGTACCACACCACCTCCTACCTGGGTAGGGTGGCATGGACTAGTGACGAACTGTCTGAAGCTGATGAAGTTCTTGCAACGAATCAAGCGATCGACGAGATCATTGAGCTCGACTTGACAGGAAACTACAAAAAAGTTGAATCGAGAGAAAGCTGAAAGTTCGAATCTTTCTATTTCTATTTTCAGCCAAACGGGGGGAGAGGGGTCGCACATCCGACGCCCCCCTGGCTT